CGCGAAGCGCTTGCTCAAGACACGCAACAACACTGCGCCAGCTAACACACTACGCGACAGTGTGCGTGTCAAGGTGAAGTCTTGGTTCCAGCTGCACGATGAAGTGCAGAAAGGACAAGATCGGACTTTACCCGGTGCTGATGAAATTAAAGAGCGTTACAGCGGCGTCGTCACTGGACCAGAACTATTTGATATCACGGAGGGTTTCGAAGGTTCGAAGGATGACGAAATCGCTGGCGTTTCCCGGCATCTGCGCAAATTGAAGTCAACGATCACAGGAGATTATCTTGAGCCTCCAACGCCGGAAGCCGAAGAACGACTTGACAACGCTACCACTATCATATGTACAATTGTGGCGGCGATTGCGAGGAGTCACGTTCTCTCCTTGTTGACATGGGCACTCCCTAAGAAATGGGGTGCTACACGCGATACAATGTACCAGCGTGTCGCAGAAGTCGGGTGGACTGTCATTACTTATACTTTGACAGGCTTTTGCAAGCTATGCGAACTCGCTCTTCCTCTCACGAAGCTACCGCGGTTGGTCGGTTCAATGGGGATGTTAGCGTGCGCTAAAGATGCAGCATTGATCAGCTGCGTCGAGTTGTTATTCAAGAAGTACTTGCCACATTTGGTGGTGAAAGGTAAAACACAAGATGGTGTGTGTTCACGATTCGCAGCTTTCGCACGCCGTGCAAAGCGCATGGGTCGCAAGATTGTTTCCATAGACATGAGTGCCATGGACTCATCTTGGACGCCAAATGACCGAGCAAGAGTCAGACGCGTCATCAAGTCAGTATGCGATGTATTGCAAGCAATGCTCGACGCTGAACTGCAGGACGACTACGTGACACATTGCCATGCCAGCAAGAAGTATCTTGTGTGGATCCTAAAGTACATCATCGTGGAGCTCAAAGCGTGTGACGCAATCCTGTTCTCAGGTGAACGCGGCACGTCTATTGGTAATCGCATTTTGATGCTTATTACTTTTAGTGCGGAGCTTCTGCGTGTGTTTGGAGATGTTGTGGGGAGACAAAAGATTTATAAAATGTTTCATTGTCCGGAAGAAGCGTACGAAGAAGGTACAGACGAGAAGGCGTCAGGACAAGCAATGACACATGGTTATGAATTCACGCCATACGAAGACAAATTCCCAGACGATCCCGACATGGATAACAACGTAGGAGATGGCGACGACAACTCGCTTACCATCGAGCATGACATGTACGCAAGTGAAGAAGAATTTGTGCTCGCTTGGGAAGCGTATCATAAGC